ATGAGCCGCCCTCGCAATCCTCATCTAGTCGTCACCGCCAAGTGTGCAGCTCCTGGATGCACCAATGTCCACCGCGACGCCAACCACTGGTTCGTCACTTCCATCCACCAACATCGCTTCGTTTGCCGCCCTTACTCGCCCGCATCTGCTCTTCACCTTGCAGACGAACCTGTCTGTGGCCAGGCATGCGCGCAAAAACTCTTTGAGAAATACCTCGCAAAACAAATGGCTCAGTCAATTGTTGCCGACCAATCTCAACCCCAGCCGCGCTCTGCGAAATAAGGAAACAAAATGTCCCTCAACACACGATCCCCGATTTCGCAAGCCAATACCACAACGCTTACTCCCTGCGTTTACATCGCCATGCGATGCCCACACTGTGGTGAGTTAAGGCTGGCTCTCGCCACCGCGCCCAACTCTGGCGAAATCGCATGTCCCCTCTGTGCCAAACTCTGCGTCTTCGTCCTGCTCGGCGCGGGACTCACGACCACTCCGCTTCCATTTCATGAACTCCAGTCCAGCGCTCGTCTGCGTTGTTGGATAGCTCATCTCGCACCAACCGATTGTTCCTGACCTCCACTTGCAGCGGCTCAATCGCAACTACGCAAGCGAGACACCAATGAACGTTTTCCATCCAGTCTTCGCACTGGTCACCCAACGGCACTTAACTTTGAGAGGATCGTGTGTCGACTTTATTCGTCCCTGTTTATCGTATGCATCAACCCACGCTTGTTTCGCCGTGTCTTCTGGGAAATCTCTGCTCCGTCTGCACCCTCCATCAACTCTGTTTTTCAGGCCGTGAGTGTCAATGGTGCAAGCGCGGCCAGGCTTTTGACTGTGAACGTGCGTCGCCGGCTGAACCAGCTTTTTACCTTCGCTTTCGTACTGCTATCCGGCTTGTCTATGACGGTCTGGCAAAAATCGTCCATCGCGGTTCGGCCATTCAACTCTTGTTCGATCACGAACAGTACCTTCGCGATCAAAGTTGCAACGTCGCTCCTCACATCATCCGCATGTACGCTGCCGGGTCTCTCCGCGCCCGCGCCGCTGTCGACATCGGTTGGGGACTGCGCATCGAATCCATGCTCCCGCAAAAACGAAAGGTCATCATCGATGATGTCAAACGGAGGACCGCCCTTGCGCGGCAGCGTCGTCGCTATGCTTAAGTCGAAAAATAAATCCGCCAAAGAAAAAAAGTCTAAGCTGGCAGCCGCAGCAGCTGTACCATCCGCCGCTCCAACAGAACAGCAGCCATTGCAGAACTCGAGCCACCAAGCCCAGGACTCGCCTGCACAAGCTCCTCAACCCGAACCCCAGGCACTCGAGCAGTCGGCACAATCCACCATCGAATCACCACAACCAACTCAGCTGCCAGTCAATCAAGCACCCGATGAACTATCTGAAAAACCCACCAGCCCCAATGGTGTTTATAGCCCCACGTTAGAAGAATTTGTTCGCCGGGCTTGGCAGACGCTTGAGCCAGTCACGCCCCTTGTCTGGAACTGGCACCTCAATCTCATCTGTGACTACCTCACGGTCATCAAACAAGGAGGCTTCAAAAAAACGTGCGGACAGGAAAAAGAAGGCATCATCTTCAACGTTCCCCCGCGGACCATGAAGAGCCTTCTCATCTCCGTCTTCTTTCCCCTCTGGGTCTGGACCGTCGATCCCGCGCGCCGCTTCATGTTCGTTTCTTATTCTGAAAAGCTCAGCACGCAGCACAGCATCTTCCGCCGCCGCGTCATTGAGTCCGCCTATTATCAGAAACACTGGGGCAAGTTATTCACGCTCTCTCGCGACCAGAACATCAAGAGCCACTATGAAAATTCCAAGCGTGGCGCCATGTTCTCCACCGGTATGCAGGCCACCGCAACCGGCATGGGTGGTGACGTGCTTATCTTTGATGATCCTCTCAACCCTGAGCAGGCCATCAGCCAGGTGGAAAGGGAAGCCGTCAATCTCCGTTTTGATACCACTTTCCGCAGCCGCATCAATGATCCCGCCACCGGCGTAAAAATCATCGTTATGCAGCGTCTGCATGAGCTTGACCTCACCGGACATGTTCTCGCCCGTGAATCCAACCGCTGGCATCATGTGAATTTGCCGGCCATCGCAGAAAAAGATGAGGAATGGAAATTTCCCACCAGCAACAAAGTTGCAACGCTACAAGCCGGCCAACTGCTCTGGCCGCTGCGTCTGACGCAATCGTTCCTCGATAGTCAGCGCGTCGGCATGGGCAGCTGGGCCTATAACGGACAATATCAGCAGCGTCCCGCGCCTCTGGAAGGCGGTATCGTCAAGCGTGCCTGGGTGCGTTTTTATCGCCAGCTTCCAGAACATTTCGATTTCATCGTGCAATCCTGGGACTGCACCTTCTCCGGCGGCTCAGACAATGACTTCGTCGCCGGACAGGTCTGGGCGCGCTCCGGAGGCAAGTATTACATGCTCCCATATCGAACTTATGAGCGTCTTGATTTCGGCCCCACCATGGCGGCCATCAAGTCCTGCCACGCAAAATTTCCGCTCGCACACGCCATCCTTGTTGAAGACAAGGCTAACGGTCCGGCCATCATCAGTGAGCTGCAGAAGGAAATTCCCGGCGTCATCGCCGTCAATCCTGAAGGCGGCAAAATTGCCCGCGCCCAGGCCACCGCGCCGCTCTGGGAATCCGGCAGCATCGAACTCCCTGATCCACAGCTCTTTGATTGTCCCTGGATCGAGGACTATCTCCACAACATCTGCACCTTTCCCAAAGCCGCGCATGACGATGATATGGACTCAACCTCGCAAGCCCTCATCTATATGCGCTCGCGACTTGGCGGCGGCATCGTCGACTTCTACCGCCAGCAAGCTTCGGGGGAAGTCCAAGCATCCGAAGCTAATCGACCAAAGCTTCGCCGTCCTGCGACCAGCTCACTCATGACGGAAGAATCCGCCCGCTCGCAAGACGCTCTTGCCCGCACTGTCATTGAAGCAGTTGCCGAAGGGAGCCAGATCCAGTGCAACGTCAAACAATATCCAGAAATCCGCGCGGCGCTCGTGAACGCAGCAAACAATATAAGCAATATCAATCATCCCAGCGATTCACATGATCAACCATCATCCGTCCTCGCAGATAAAGAACTCCGCCGTTTGGATCTTCTATTTGGCTACCAGGAATAAATTGGTACTGCTTAAATATGTAAGCGCTAGGTAAATGTATTGACGACTAAAGAGCCCGCGAAGGCGTGACACAATCTTCTTTAACCAAACGCAATCTTACGTTTCATCACCCCCCCAACCCTGTGTCATTCTGAGCGGCACCGAGCGCCGGTGGGCGTGAGGTAGAGTCGAAGGACCCCGAGAATGGTTGAACTCACCATGCCGTTTCAAGGCGTTCTCACTAAACAGTTATCTGTATTCAACTCGTCATCCCCCCGAATCCGTGGTCCCGGTAAGCCCAGTTTTGGCTTAATGGGTGGGAATAGGGTGAGGGATCTCGCGTTTGCTAAAAACAATTTCAGTAGGAGGCCTGGGAAGATGAAAATGTTTGATTGATCACACTCCAGCGCCGTAGGCGCGATCAGAAACATTGGGGAATCACAAAGGTGGGGCGCAGGGCTTGCGCGATATCACTAAGCTCCTACACTCCGGCTGAATATCTTCAGCTGCTTTGCCGGATACGCGCACATCTCCTTCACCGGACACAAATAACACTGCGGCGATTTGTCCCGGCAAATTTCTTTACCATGCTGCCGCAATAAAAGATGCGCCTGCGCAATTGCCTCCGCTTTGCGCGGAAGCTCCGGCTTCAATGCCTCCTGTACGGATTTATACGTAGCGCCATAATTTTTCTGCGCTCTGCCATAACCAACCCGTGTCAGGACCCGCAGCCCGTTCCATTCCAGAGGCAGTCCCGGCGCGGCCCCACAGAACATCAGAATCTTTTCCGCTCCCGGATCGCCAATGTTAGGGAACTGCTTCAATGCCTTCTTGGCTTGCGGATAAGGAAGCTCAAGTATCTGGTCCAGGTCGCCGTCAAACTGGCTGAGCGTAATTCGTGCAATCTCCTGCCAGCGAAACACACGCACCTTGGGACGCATCCCGCCCATCGTCGCCAGCTCCAGCAATGTATCCGGATCACCATCCTGAATTGCTTTTGGATTAAGCCCAACTCGTTTGCGCAGGCCCTCAAAAACGGCGGCGCGACGATCATCAGGCAGCAGATAACATGCATTCTCCCACATCACCAGCTCAAACGGCCCGCGCGCCGGAGGTATGGCCGGATCACCATAATGCTTCTTCAGTTTTGCTATTAGCTTTTTAAGCTCGGGCATGTCGGGCAAAGCATATCGCAGAAGGAAAAAAACTTACACAGAGTTCCTAATTCTAGAATGGTTTTACAAGATTTCTAGACCCTCAACCCTGTGTCATCCTGAGCGACACCGAGCGCCATCGGGCGTGAGGTAGAGTCGAAGGACCCCGAGAATGCCTGAACTAACCATGCCATTTCAAGGCATTCTCACAAGACATTAAGCCATCCGTACTCCGTCCATGAGTGAGGGATCTTGCGTTAGCCGCCGCAAATATTCACTCATTCCCTGAAACCCGAGGTCCCAAAAATGATCATAACCGACGACATCTTCCTGGCCCGTCTCGCCGCCTATCTCGGTCAATCCGCCGACGGTCCCAAACCCGAAACTCCCGTCTTCAGAAATGAAGATGGCTCTATCAATCGTGAAAAGACTCTCGCCTTGCCCTGCTATTGGAATTTCAAGCTCTAGAACAAACTCGGCCTGGCGGAACTCCCCAGCAATGATGTATTCACGTTTGCGATCGTATGCGTGCCTTCCTGTCCGCCAAACGCAAACAGCAAATACACCATAGGGAAGCCGCCAGCGCGCAAGGTCAGGCCGGCGGCATAACTATGTCGCCATGAATTGCTGCCCAGGTCGCCGCGCAACAAAGCGATCTTGCCCTGATCGGCGCGCAGCAATATTCCCAGCGGCAAATTGCCAATCGAATGGTCCAATGATTCTTCCAACAAGAAGACATTCGGCGCTCGAAACCGGTAATCCTGGTAGCTGCTCAAAATTGAATTTCCATTAATGTCCGATCCGCCCAGCGTTGGCTGGAAATAAAACGGCACCACGTTGTTGCCCGGCACCATGGAAAGGGAAGTGAATATCCTCAGCCCCAGCGTGCCTTGCATGGTCCGGCTGGTTGCAGGCGGGCACTTTGAATGAGCATCTGTCGGATCCATGCGGCAATCGTTCGGATCGTTCGTGTCTCGCGCCACATACACATTGTGGTGATACAACGAAATCTGCTGGTTCAGATCAAAGGTCAATCGCTGAAATGAAAAACCCGAACCGTCTGTGTCGATGAACGGCTGGTATATCGCGCTGTAATCAAAATGCAGAAGATTCTTCGCTGCCGACGGTCGCATTCTCACGCCCGCGCCCAGCTGCAGAAAAAATGGCTGGTGCGCCAGGCCAGGTGCGGTCGCAGCTGTATAGATCGCCTCGATGGAGGGTGATTTCTGCCCTGTGCTTGAACGAATATCCGCCAGGCGCCCATTGACCTCGGCAAGAAAACTCATGTTGAGCTTCTCATAGAGCGGCCGAATCATATTGCCGCCCACAATGTGCTCTGTCATCCCAAAGAATGACCGTCCTGCCGTTGTTGTTGCGGGTCCTTCGCCAAAGAACGTCAACTTGTTGAGCGAAATCGATTGCTCATAAATGTTGTAAACCGGCCGCTCCGCATAAGGCTGTATGTCATTAGGATTTGCGCCCGCAGTTCCCATCGTTACATTGGACGGCTCAAGACGCGTGTCCACGAATTTCAGAAAGAAGCCTGCGCGCCATGATGCGTTGCTCGAGCCGATGGCGTCTGCGCTCCATGACGTGCTCCAGTTGTCGGTATCTTTGTGTCCGACATACGCCAGCCCCGCGCCAAAGCCATTTTGTGGCGCAATGCTTCCCACGGCGATGTGGAGTGGCTGCCCGGTGAACAGCAACTCAGCGCATCCTGCTATGTGGAAGCCCAGGCAGTTCAGTTTGAACTTGCCCGACTCCGTGGCCGGCTCTTTTTCCTCTTCATTCTTTGCACCTGGATTAGGGGTTGGTGTGGGAGAGGGCTGCTGTGCCCAGAGGCTCACTGAAAGCAACATAAATGCCAGAATCAATCGACGCACTGACTTCTCCTTACCTGCGCGACGTACGCTTCTTTTGAGCTGATTTTGTCTTCTTCTTGGACTTGGCTGTCTTCTTGGCCGATGCCTTCTTCTTGATTGGCTTTGACTTCTTTGCAGTTTTCTTGCCGTACTTGTGCAGCAGCGCCGTCACTTTTTGTATGTACTCGCTGGCTTGCCGCTCCGTATGCAGCATATTGATGTTTGTATTCGTGCGCTCCTTCTCCGGAACCGCAATATGCTCCGCTAAATGGAGATGCAAAAGCTGCGTGCGGATCAAACTCGAAATCGGCCGGTCCGGGTTGTAGGCTGCCTTCTCGTCAAAATCAATGGTATCGACTGTCGGAGCGTCTTTAATCGCCATAACTCACCCTTTCATTGCTTTGGGAAAAAATACGCAGTCACTGTCCGGACGAAAATTGTCACCCATCAGGTCCAGAAACGTCTGCGCCTTCTGCTCTCGTGGAGTGCCCATATCATTGCCGCCCAGGAAATGCCGGCTTACTGTTGCCGGGATTGAGGAATGCTCAAAAATTCTCTGGTTCTGGGAATCTTCTGGTCCGGGAATGACCATTCCCCGCGGAACGTATGGAGAAACCAGCACCGCCGGCACCCGAATTCCCAGCCGGTCGAATTTAAATGTCAGCCCCGGTACTCCCGTGGATGCCTCAGGCGCCTGAAAACCATCTGGCGTGCAGTCCGGTGGAACCACGTGATCGTAAAGTCCGCCATGCTCGTCATAGACGATCAGCAGCACGGTGCTCTTCCACAGGTCGGGATTGATGCGGATGCAGTCATAAACTTTCCCAATAAAATTGTCGCCCGCAAGCACATGATGGTCCGGATGCTGGTCCGTAGCCAGCAACTGTGTGCCATCAGGCGCCGGATGGTCCGAATAATTCGGCTCCACAAAGCTGTACTCCGGCAGATTTCCTGATTTGCAGTCAGCCACAAAATCGCTGAATACGCCAAAGAAGCTCTGGTCCTTGATCAGGTTAACAATCTCCATCGTCGAGCTCGGCTGATCGTAGTAATAAAGCTTGGCGCTGTGTCCGCCGGCCGCCAGCCGTTCGTAGATTGTTGGGATCTTCGCCCGGTCAGCATCGCTGACCAGAAACATGTTCATGTCTACATTGCCGAATGATGTGCCATAGTGCGCAAATGCCCGATTGCAAATCGTCGGCCCTGGAATCGACGCGAACCACCCGTTGAACAAGGCGTACTCAGTGGCAAGCGTGGTCAAAACTGGAATTTTCTCCGGTGAAAAGTAATTCATGATCGCGTGTGAATCCTGTACGTTCGGTCCTTGCGTTCCATAACTCTGCACAAATCCCTGCATATTGGCCACACGTCCAGGGGCATACGGCGCGCCGCCGTAAATCTGCAAATCGACCCCCGGAAAATGGTGGTCCGGATCATGGCTCAGCTGTCCGCGATAGTCGGCTGTCGCTGAAACCTGAACTTTGCTCCCCGCGCTGTCCGGATTCGATTCATTCCCGGTCAGTCCATTGATCTTGGGATATTTCTTCTTCAGTCCGCCCAGCATGTGGTCAAAGGAGCGGTTCTCCATCATCAAAACGACAATATGTTTGAGGTTGTCCAGGCCTTGCGACATTACAAACTCCTTTCAATGCCTCCGGACCGCAAAACTTCTTTGCATTCTACTCTTTAGTAGTGAGCAGCCATGTGTAGACGTTACAAAAATGAAGATGTATCTGAAGGGAGTGCTCAGAAGAGCAATGCAATGCGCACCTTTGCTTGCCTGGTCTCTTTTCAAGACGACAAAAAAACAAACATGGTTTTTATTTTTACTCTTGACATAGAGAACAAAAATAGTCTATAAATTGCATATGCAAGGCAGCTCATCGTCTTGCATGCGGGGGAGCGGCTCCCGTACCCAAAGGCTCGCACATCTTATCTCGTGGACTTGATGTAGTGTAAGTTTCTTGTCTGCCCGGTAAGCCATCCTTGGCGACCATGTGTTTGCCGCGGACCTGCTCAGCAGAATTCCGCGCTTCGCATCGGAAGTAGGAATGTAGAGGCCAAACTTTGCCTCTTGCCTTCTCCTCGGATGATCCGGTTCCCAAGAACCGTCTGTACTCACCCAATTCCGCAACAAAATCCGCCGCCAAGGCCTGATCCCACAGACTGCCTTTCACCCCGAGGTGTTTCCATGCCCCACGACTACAACGGACATGTCGGTCCGCCACGCTGTCAGGAATGTAATGCTCCACTTACATCCGATGAATGCCGTCTCAACTCTACTAACTTCTTCTGTCTCGATTGTCAGCCTGTAGTGAACCCATTTCCGCGCCGCAAGCGCCGCCGTCGCCTGCTGATTGAATTACTTGCAACTGAAAGAATCCGCAGTATCCGTTCTTCGTCCCTGATCAAAACGTCGTAACTGCAACAAATACCGCTCCGCCTCGGCAGAGGCCTCAAAAGGAATGCCATGTCCAAAAATAGTCTTATCTTCATCATTGCTGCTCTCTGTATAACCATTACATTAACTTTGCTGGCGCAGACTGCCAGCCAGTTTCCTGAGCTCGATAAAAACGGCAAACCCATCTTGCCCAGGCCCATGCCGCATGTTGTGTATTCTCCGTCAGACCTCGCGCATAGCGCCGTCACTTTGCCGGCCTCCATTGGTGGCGCAACCACCACCACCAACATCATCCGCATTGGAGACGCCACCAAGCTCACCGTCTTCGCCAGCTGCTCGCAGAACTTTGATCTCGTCATGAACGTCTATACCGCTGATGATCAGAACCAGTCCAACCCCACTTTCACTCTTTACAACAGTTACACCGTTGCTACAGCCATGGCCTCCGGATCGCAGCAGGCATATATCGCCAGCGAACTTGCTCCCACCGTCACCAGCGGTACCCTTGCTGCTCCGGTCCGTCTTCCGCAACTCGCCGTCTCTTTCTTTGAGAAGAACGACGTTGCTGTCGCCGGCGCTTGCACAGATCGCGTCATAGTAGGCTACTAACTGGAACCCCATTTCATGAACTGTTTTGAAAGGGCACAGCTTTAGCTGTGCCGCTAAAAGTTTTTTACAAATTGGGTTTTTAAGCCCTGAGGTGGGGGAGGCGAGGCCGTGGTTCCCCGACACGCCTGTTCTCTCGCGTGGTGGGGCGGGAAGCCGACCACGCGCCGAGCTGCCTGCTGCAAGGCTCAACAACACTTAATTTCCTGAACACCCGTGAAAACGGTTTGGAGCGTAGCGACCGAATGTTTCAACACAGATGGCAGCGCGGCCGACCACGCGCCGAGCTGCCTGCTGCAAGGCTCAACAACACTTAATTTCCTGAACACCCGTGAAAGCGGTTTGGAGCGTAGCGACAATGAAATGGATTAGCGAATACACCATCGACTCTGCTGGCCAATGCCGCTGGCATGAAGGCCTTCGCATCTACGACGATCAAATCAAAGAGGCATATCGCAACAATGCTCTCGTTGAATTCATCATTGAATCTTCCGCCGTCATGGGCGTGAAAGTGGGGATTGCCTAAATGCCTGACATTCTCAATGGCGGAAAAGAAACAGCGCTTGAGTCCGGATTCGCCACCCGCATCAGCCGCAAGCTTCGCAATACTCTCGATGTCTGGTTCGGCCCGGACCTGCCCATGCCGCCCAGCGCTCCGGCAGGCACGCCGCCGCGCACGCTCGATTATCCTGTCGGCTACAACATCAACATTCAGCCTCGCAACATGGAACCCATCTCTTTTCACCAGATGCGCTCCCTGGCTGACTCGTTTGATCTCGTCCGTCTCTGCATTGAAACCCGTAAAGACCAGGTCAGCCGGATGCCGTGGGCCTTCCGCCATAAAACTCATCCCGGCCAGCAAAAGCGGGTTGACGCGCGCAGTAATGAGCCCATCAGCAATGAAGATAATGAAGAGGAGGATCCGCGCCTTCTCCAGCTCACAGATTTCTTCTCGTATCCTGATCGTGAGCATACATGGCAGCAATGGGTTCGTCTGCTGCTGGAAGATCTGCTTGTGCTTGATGCGCCTGTGCTCGTGCCCATCGTCTCGCCTGACGGTGAGCTGTGGTCGCCGGGCAAGCAGCTTTACGCGCTAGAGGTCATTGACGGCTCAACCATCTCTCGCAAGATTGACGCTATGGGCCGCACTCCCGCAGCGCCTGCAGTTGCTTATCAGCAGATTCTCAAAGGCCTGCCTGCCGTTGATTTCACCGCGGACCAGCTTATCTATCGTCCGCGCAACGTGCGCACGCATAAGTTTTTCGGCTTCTCGCCTGTTGAGCAGATTATTTTGACCATCAACATCGGCCTGCGCCGCCAGATTCATCTGCTCAATTACTACACTGAGGGCAACGTGCCTGAAGCCGTGGCGCAGGTTCCCAAAGAGTGGTCAGCCGATCAGATCAGTGAGTTTCAGGATTGGTTTGATAGCGCTCTTGCGGGCAATTCCGCGCGCCGTCGCCGCATCACCTTTGTTCCGCAATGCGGCCCGCTCCAGTTCACGCGCGACCCCATGCTCAAAGACGCGCTCGATGAATGGATCACCCGCATCGTCTGTTACGCCTTTGGTCTCTCGCCGCAGCAGTTCGTCAGCGTGATGAACCGTGCTACGGCCGAAACCAGCGTCGAGCAGGCCGCCGCGGAAGGTCTGGTTCCTATCCTCGGCTACCTGGCAGATACCATAAACTTCATAGTTCATCGCCACTTCGGCTTTACCGATATTGAATTTGTCTGGGAACAGGACCGTACCTTGAATCCCCTCGAACAGGCCAGGATCGACGACATTTATGTGCGCGCCGGAGTTCTCTCTATTGATGAAGTTCGTGCCGATCTTGGCAAACGCCCCATCGGCGCAGCCAATGCCATCATCACCAGCACCGGAATCTGCCCGTTACAGGTCAGCAATTCACCCGACAACGCTATGGTCGATATTTCAGGCATACGGCAGATCAAGCCCGAAGCAGATGCTTCCGCGGATGAGCTGCACTAAAAATCAAGAAACCTCTTCTTCCGCAGTCAAAAGTAATCTCGACATCGAAAGAGTTTGGGAATAGGTTCAATTTGACTGCGTCCGATATCGTGGGAGGAGAAAGATGGCTAGGCTTTTAAATCTTCTTCATGTAGTGGGTTTGTTCCTATCGCTTTCATTTGCAGCGAGTCAGCCAGATTTTGAAGGGCGCGTCATTACCGAATCAGGATCCCCGCTTCGCAGCGCCACTGTCTTACTGGTACGCAAGGGTGGCGGAGACGTAGAACTTGGGATCCTGTCCCAAACCGACGAGGCGGGAGTGTTTCATCTCAAGACAACCCCAGATGCTCTGTTTGTACAAAAAGAAGGATATCTTGCCTCAGCTCTATCGCGTGGATGGCCTTCCCGGAAACCCGTTGGTTGTGATGAAAGCTGCTGCCGAGCGTGGGACTGTTTCACTCCTGCAGTGTTCAGATTCCACGCCGATGTGGAAGACCCTGCGAGTTGGACTAAATGGCCGCATTGCCATCCCAGAAAAGACAAAAATAAAAGTATCTCGAGGAGCAGATGCCAGGTTTATCGAGATCTCCTATCCGGGGAAAAACCCCCAGACCATCACGTTCGCTTCAGGTGGCGTTTCTCTTGGTTACCCTCATGTCGATGCGTTGGACGAAACGAATGACATCATTGTTCATCCAGCCGAAAACGGAACTAAGCTGGACCTCAGCGGGATCACTGTTGATGGAAAACACTGGCGATGGGCCTTCATCGGAGGAACCCATATCGAATACTATGACGCCTCGGCAGAAGCCGCCGATGTGTTTGATCATCTAATTGCCAGCATGTGCGGCATCGGACAAGCTTCCGCTCCGCCCCGATAATTCTCAGTACTTCATTACTCATCCAGCGGCAGCCTCACGGCTGCCTTTTTCATTTGGAGCCAACTTATGAAATCTCTGCACCTCTTCGCCCAGATCGCCAAGATCGATGAATCCAAACATGAAGTCTGGGGCATCGCTACCGCCGAAGTCGTCGATAAAGAAGGCGAAATCTTTGACTATGACACTTCTAAACCATACTTCAAGTGTTGGAGTGATGAAATCTCCAAAGCCACTGATGGCAAAAGCCTTGGAAATGTGCGTGAAATGCATGCGCCAAGCGCCGTCGGCAAGCTTGTCGCCATTGATTTTGACGACGATCTGAAACAAGTCCGCGTTGGCGCGCGCATCGTTGATAGCGTTGCCTGGCAAAAATGTATGCAGGGTGTCTACACCGGCTTCAGCATCGGCGGCGCGTACGTCAAAGCCTGGAAAGATGGTGACTTCACCCGCTTCACCGCCAATCCGGTAGAGATCAGTGTTGTCGATAACCCTTGTGTCCCCGACGCTCACTTTACCGCCGTCAAAGCCGACGGCACTTTTGAAGTCCGCAAGTTTCAGCCGGCCCACCAGGTCAGCAAGATCGGAGCGCGTCATTCTCTCGCCGCCAAGCTTGGCGCGAGACATTCCAAAGAGACGCTGTCGCACCTCAACGCAATTAAAGCCTGCATGGACCAGATGGTCCAAAGCCAGCAGGACGCCTCCGCGCACATGGACGCCTTGCTCGGCACTGACAATGCCGCTGCTATGGCAGCCGCCTCGCAGATGACAAAAATTCCGGGCGATCTAAGCTCAGGACTAAAAACGGGAGAACACACTATGTTGGAAGCAAATGACAAAGCGCAACTTGAAAAAGCCGGCGCTACTCTAGCGTTCGCCAAGCTGGCCGCCATGGAACAGGATGTGGCCAGCCTTCGCACTGAAATGGAGAGCAACAACCAGGAGATTCAGCGTTCGCTGAATAACCTCCTTGCTCTCGTGGAAAAAATCGTGGCGCCATATGAAAGTGGAGCTCGTGTCGCCCGCACCGGAACACCCACCCACACCGTCACCAAAGAAGATGACGCTCATCCCTCGCTAGCAAAATCAGCCGCCGAGCCCGGCATTCATGAAATGATTAAGCAAACGCTGCAAAAACCCCAGCCTGCCTCAGTTTATCTGCGATAAGACAACCTATTCCGTTCATCGGATGCAATACGCCCGTTCATTGCGTTGCAATATGCCCCATTCATCGCATTGCTTTGAAAGGGCACGGCTTTAGCCGTGCCGCAAAAAGGACCAAATAGATCATGGGGCTTTAGCCCCGGGATCTTCACTCAACCGCACACTTCTAGCGGAGAAAAGGAACAAAAAATGTTTGGCGATCTCAGTCAGCAGACTTTCGATCTGCTCAATAAGGCGGGACTCTCCGCTTTGAATAAAACCACCATCAGCCAATCGCTGATCAGCGGCGTGGCCGGTAACTTGAACGCCTTTGATCTCAGCGGTCCGGCGCTTCAGCTTTATCCGGTTATAACTCCGTTGCGCAACCGGCTGCCGCGCCAGCTCAGTGATCGCGGCGATCTCGCCACGCGCTGGAAAGCCATTACCGGCGTGAACACGCAGAACTTCGAACTTGGCGTTGCTCCCGGCCGGCGCTCTGCGGAAATGAGCGTCACTGAGCAGGATTATGTCGCTTCTTACGCCGGCATCGGCCTTGAAGGCTCGGTCGACTGGGAAGCTGTCTGGTCTGGTGGCAAGGAGTTCGATAACAAAGCCACCCTCGTCCAGTCGCTACTGCGAGCCGTGATGATTGGCGAGGAAAATATTATTCTCAACGGCAACGCCTCCATGCCGCTGGGAACCACTCCCACTCCAACGGCAACAATTGCCAGCGGCGGCACTCTGGGAACAGGACAGAACCTTGTCGTCTTTGTTACCGCACTGACTGCGCGCGCCCTGGCCAATGCAACTGTCTCATCCACGGGCGTAACTTACGGTCAGATTACTCGCGTCAACATTGATGGAACTTCCACCCAATATGGCGCAGGCGCTGCCGCTATCAGTGCTGCCTCGTCCGCTGCCACTACCAGTGCCGGTCAGCAGACAGTTATTGCAACTGTTCCCGCGGTAAAAGGCGCAGCCGGATACGCTTGGTACATCGGCACCAGCGCTGCCACCGCAACGCTGAACACCATTACCACCATCAACAAAGTCACCATCAGCGCTCCTGTTGCTGGTACGCAGTTAGCCAATGCCGCCAACTCCGGTACTGATGGTTCAGCCAACACTCTGGTCTTTGACGGATTCCTTACCCAGACCTTGAAATCGAGCGCCGGCTACTTCGCCTCGCTCGATGGCAACACCCTCACCGCGGACCAGGCTAACGGCATTGTGGAAATCGATACCGCCTTGCAGTGGTTCTGGGACAACAAGCGTCTCAGCCCCACGGAAATCTGGGTCAATTCGCAGGAGGCTCGCAACATCAATAAGAAGATCGTTGCCTCTGGCGGCGTGCCGCTCTTCCGCTTCACCTTGCCCGGCAACTCCGGCTCAGGCGGCGATCAGCCCGCTCTGCTCGGCGGCGCCAGCATCGCCAAATACTGGAACAAGTTCACTCAGCAATTCCTGGATATCCGTATCCATCCCAACCTCGCGCCGGGAAGCATTTTCTTCAACAGCGCGGAAATTCCTTACCCGCTTTCCGGCGTGGACAACGTCTCCTTCGTCCGCTGCCGCCGCGACTATTACCAGATCGAGTGGCCCGTCGTTTCTCGCCAGTATGTCTATGGCGTCTATGCCGACGAAGTCCTTGTCTGCCGCGCGCCATTCTCTCTCGGCGTGATTGCCAACGTTGCCAACGGATAAAGCATTTCATCAGTGGGCAGACGATCAACCTCGCCACTGATGCCCTCATCCGGCCAACCGGCCAGATGAGGTGTCCCGAAAGGCAGTTCTGGGCCCCTCTCTCTCAGACTGCCTTTCTTCTTCTTGCCATTCAACCGTCAAACGCAAAATCCAGGAGGTAACCAATGGCCGCCGCACCAGACGATCTTTGCACCCTCGCGGAGATCAAATCATGGTTGCCGAACCAGGGCAACAATGACGACGTAACTCTGCAAAACCTCATTACCAACGGCAGCCTGCAAGTGCTGCAATACATTGATCGCCCGCACATCCTCGCCTCAGTAATCGGTTCGCTAACGGAAACCTATGATGGCAATGACTCTGACCGTCTTCTGCCGCATCAGTTTCCCATCATTGCTGTAACTGCTGTCAGCGTGGATGGCATTACTGTTCAGCAATCTACCAGCCCCACAACTGCTGGCTTTCTCTGGGATTCTCGACGCATCCTGCTGCGTGGCTTTCGCTTTAATCGAGGCGTGCAGAACATTCAGCTTTCATACACCGCAGGCTATTCCAGCGTTCCACTCGATCTCAAGCAAGCCGCCATCGAAGCCTTTGCTCTGGCTTATCGGCAGCGTGTTCGCATCGGTGAAAAATCCAACAGCATGGGCGCACAAGTCACTGTTGCTTACGACATGAGCGATGTCCCCGCGCGCTCGCTATCGATTTTCAATCAATACCGGAGGCTGGCGCTGTGATCACCGTACAGATGGATGAATCCGCCTTGCAGCAACTCCAGCAACGCCTTACTGAACTGCCGCCACGCATGATTGCAGGTGTATACGAGGCGCTCACACCGCTGATTTATCAATCATTGCAAACAGCGATTCCTAAATACTTTTCCGGCTCAGGCGGCTCAAAAACCTCGACAGCTGGCGTCTTGACCTCGCGCAGCGGCAGCCTGATGAACTCTGTTTTGAAATCGATCCAGACCAGTACGGATGGCGAGACTCTGACCGTCAGCATCGGCTCAGACTTGCCCTACGCGGCCATTCAGGAATATGGCGGCACTGCTGGGCGTCGCCCTCCATTCAAAAAGAAAAACGGACAGCGGCCATATTTACCGCCTCGTCCATATCTGAATCCTGCCATGACCGACCTTCAAAATGCACTGCCTGATCTTCTGGAGCAGGCAATTCAACAAGTGCAGGTGGACGAATGATCTTTCCTCGCGAACAAATTTATTCCGCGCTGTTCACCCTTTTGCAGGGCGCCCTCCTCGCGCCGGCCGGGCCATTTCAAACGGTCAGCCGGCGCTGGCAGGATCCGTCACAAATATCGCCTGCGGATCGCCCCGCTCTCTATCAGGTACAAAAAGACGAGCTCACCAGCACTAGCGTGAACGGCCTGCCTCTTCAATCGAGAATGACCGTTGATCTTGTTCTTTATACCGCTGGCGATAGCGAGCCAAACTCCATTCCATCCACCGAGCTCAACACTCTGCTCGATGCCGTGGAAGCAGCCATTCGCAGCGCGACGCCCGGCCTGGCGCAATCGCTTGGCGGCAAAGTTTCCCATTGCCGCATTCAGGGCAAGATTGAAATTGTGGAGAACATGATGGGCTCAATCGCTCTTGCTGTTGTTCCCGTCGAAATCCTGACCACCGCGTAATTCGCGCCGTCAATTCAAGTTCACCGGCTTCCTGCCGGATCAATTCATTGGGAGTGCAGAACACGCTCCCCAAAAGGAGAAACAAAAAATGTTTGAGTTTGGCTCAGGCACACTATGGGGATTCCCGGTTGGCGGCAACGTGGCTGCCAATCCCACTCCCAAAAAATTCGGCACCTTGCAGGATGTCTCCCTGGACATCTCGGGTGACGTCAAACAGCTTTACGGCCAGAAGCAATTTCCTGAAGCGGTTGCGCGGGGAAAGTGCAAGATCACCGGCAAAGCAAAATTTGCTTCTGTCAACGGCAAGCAGTTGAACGATCTTTTCTTCGGACAGACCATGGGCAGCGGCATGGTACAGACAGCGCTGGACGAGCAGCACACCGTCGCCACCGGCGCTGCCACCGCCACAAGCACGCCCGTCACAGACCTGGGTGTGATTTATCAGGCGACAGGATTGCCTCTTACCAAGGTTGCATCCGCGCCTACAGTCGGCCAGTATTCTCAGACTGGCAGCACATACACCTTCAACACGGGTGACAATACCCAGGTTGTTCTGATCTCTTATACCTTCGCTGCTGCTGGCGTTGGCACGCAGGCAAACATCAGTAACCAGCTGATGGGCTTTGCACCGACCATCCAGATCCTTCTGGACCAGGTTTACAACAATCAGCAATTTGGTGTCCTGATCTATTCCGCCATGGCGTCAAAGCTGAGCTTTGCTACCAAGCAGGAAGATTTTCTGATTCCTGAGTTTGACTTTGAATGCTTTGCCAATGCTGCGGGCAAGGTGATTGATATTTACTCGGCGGAATAAATCGCCTTTCTCTCCTCATGTCTCCAAGGGCCTGAGCAATCAGGCCCATTTTTAATTTGCGAAAGGAATAATTTTTATGCTTAAGCAACAAACAATAGCTACTTCCATGGGACAGCTTACTGTCTCTTCTCTCACACTCGGCGAATTACGCCAGCTCGATTCTTTGTTCCAGGAAAAATCTGATAATTCCGGACTGGCAGCTCTCCTGCGTTACTTACCGGTGGTTCTCAATGCCGTTCGTAAAGTGCATCAGGATCTCTCTTCGGAGCAGCTTGAGAATGGCCTCACTTTCGATGATTTCAATGCGCTTTTCAACGCTGTGCTTGAGGTATCCGGACTCAAAAAGGCGCCTGCGGGGGAACCAACTCCGGTACCGGCATAGTTGATTGGCCATTTATTTTTGGCCATGTCGCAACCGCTACCGGATGGACTTTCGCCCAGATTGAACAGCTCACGCTTTGGGACTTAAATGATTTAATGGCTTATTGGCAGGACTATCCTCCAACCCATGTATTGGTGTCAGCTTATCTCACTGGTGGTAGACAAAAGATCAAACAAGAGAAGGCACCTTCCAGCCAGCTTCTTGAGCTATCGCACGCAGTCGCCTCTGTTGGAGGATCATCTTTGGGCAAACTTCCTTCCATCTATCGGACGCAATAGTTCTACTATTTTTGTTGACTGAAATTGCAGATGGATAGTACTATACGGCCTTTTGAGGAGGGGCGAATGAAAAGGGTAGTACTTCTGCTGGTGGCCGGTATTTTGGCTGGGTGTTCATCAGAAAAGAAATCCACTTCTGAGAAATTGATCCCAATGGACAAGAATATTGCGGCACAAGAGATCAGAATATCCCTTAAGATCGAGGAGGTTGATCTTTTTGTACAAGTTGGACGAGTAGGAAGGCATTGCGTGGAAAAAGGGCTGTATGGTAACAGCATGGAAAATTCCATGGATCCCGAGTCTGACTTAAACACAATTATTGCCAAGCGAGCAGGGTATGTAACAGTAGTGCCGGATGGCAAAGGCTTTTGGAAAGTAACCTTGACTGACCAGGGCAACACGGCCATGGCACAAGGCTCTGAGGGCAAGCCTTTTGCGCACAACTCCGGTGCTGGTTGTGATTACCAGCAAGTAGATTTCCCGCTGGCCACTCCAGAGCTTGTAGATGTTACCGATCTTTCTGCTGATCAAATTTATCCCAAAGCTGACTATACCTGGAAGTGGAAGCCCACGGAACTAGGGCAAGCTTTAAGACAAGATGGAAGGATCTACCGAAGTTTGAATTCAGTTCAGCGTGTTGAACTGGGAGTTTTTAAGCGTGGTATAGCGGAAATGCTGCCAATGCCCGTTCCACCAGAAGATTATACGAAGAATTCGACAGCAACATTTAAAAGAGATAAAAAAGGCTGGACCGTCTTGTAGCAAATCGTAAGCAACCAGAATCAAGCAGCCTTCGGGCTGCTTTTTTATTGCTCGACGGAACAGAAATCCCTACGACCGATCACATCAGAAACGAGCAGAATATGGCTGATATTCAAACCCAATGGAAATTTCTTGCTGATACCGATGAGCTAGCGTCCGGAATGGACCGCGCAAAAGAGTTGTCCAGTGATGCTGCGCAAGCAGTGTCAGATGGTTGGAACCAGGCGGGCACCAACGCGGTCGAAGCATTGAAGGCTGTAGCTTCCGAGTCAGATGAAACATATACTCGCAGCAAAGAGCAGATAGATAAAGCCACCGGGGCGGCAGAACTCCTGAGTGATGCAATCGGCATCAAGATACCGGGCGCATTGCAGAAAATGGCTGCCGAAAGCGAGATTGCCGGCCCTCTGCTTGATGCGGCCTTTGAGCCGCTGGCTATTTTGGCGGTGGCGCAGGCCATTGTTGATGTGATCAGCAAGGTAGAAGATCTGATTGAATCGTGGCGCAATTTGTCCGATGAAGAAAAGGGCGCCATCGATGCCCATGTTCAATCTGTCAGGAAAGCAATCAGCTTTGAAAGACAAGTAATTGCCATCAGGCGTGAAACTCTCCTTGTTGGCAAATCTGAGGCGGAGCAGGCTCGTCTTCGTGCGCAATTTGCACAAGAGGATCTGGCGGAAGACAAGGGATATTTAAAACTTGCGACCGAGCGTTATGCTGCGGCAAAAGCTCTATTGGCGGAGGCGGCAAAAGGGGAGACTAAGCAGGTTCAATCGGACTATCGAAATCCGCGTACAGGCATGCGAAATACTTACAACATGCCGGTAATTTCCGATGAACAAGTGAAACAAGCACAGGCGACGATTCGTGATCTTGAAGGGATTTATGGGGCAGGGCTTCAAGATCTGCAAAATGAAACATTTATAGCTGATGAAAAGCGCATCTTAGCAGAGAAGCAAGCTAGTCAACAGGTTGTTACCGTAAAGAAACAGGAAAATGTTTCTCTTGATGATTTAGAAAAGACGGCTGCTGCTGATGTGCACGAAATACAAGACCGGGCACAAAAAGAACAGCTGCAGAGCGCAGTAAAGAGCGACCTTGAGAGCCTGAATGAAGCCAAACGCCAAAATGAACAGATCATAAAAGCCAGCCAGGAAAAACTTGAGGCCGCCGAAATTGAAATGAAGGGCGAGGTTGACGCAGCCAAGATCAAGGAACAGACAGAAGAGCAGCTCATTCAGCAACAGTTTGCCAAAGGGCAAATCAGCAAGCAGCAGGAAATCGCCGCCTTGGCCGCTGCCAAGCAGAAAGAATTGCAGATTGAGATTGACTACTATGCGGGACTGGCGCGGTTGAATGAAGGTGACGAAAAAGCAGTAGCTCGTATTGAAGCAGAAATCACCAAGCTCAAAGCGCAGCAGGAACTCATCAGGGCAAAAGCCACTACAGAATCAATCACAGAACAAGAAAAGCAGTACCAGAATCTGGCCAATCAGATTCGCCGGGTCTTTTCCGGAATGGAAGGTGTATTTTCCGGCTTTACCCGCAACATTTTGAGCGGCAATAAGAGTATTGGCCAGGCATGGGACAAGATGGTGGACGATATGGCCACCAAGTTTGTGGAAGGCCTGGAAAAGCAGCTGATGGCGTTTCTCCAGAAAAAGGTGATGGAGATTGCTATCCATGCGCAGACAGAAGAAACAAAAGAAGCCATCAGTAAGGCCACTACCCAAAAAGAGGATTTGCGCACCGCGTATAGCGCTGCCAAGAATGCCTGGAAAGCCACCGCAGGCATTGATGTTGTAGGCCCGGTGCTTGCGCCAATCGCCGCCGCCGCGGCTTTTGCCGGAGTCGTTTCTTTTGGTTCCGCTGAAGGTGGTCAATATTACGTACCCAACAACCAACTCACCATGCTTCATCCTCAGGAAATGGTTTTGCCTGCCGGGATCGCCAACCAGATGCGCAGCGTGATTAGCGGTGGTGGGAGCGGAGGCGGAGGCGCCACAATCATCGTGAACCATTCTGTAAATGCAGTAGACGCCGCATCATTTCAGCAGCACATCCGCACACACAGCAACATGATCGCCAATGAAGTTACGCGAGCACTAAAGAGGAAGAGGGCATAACGTGAGCGACATCTTGTTTCCGAAAATCAGAGGACTTTCCTGGGAGGTAGTAAAGAATCCTACTCTCTCCACTGAAATCCAATCATCGCTAGCTGGGCGGGAAGTGAGAATCCAAAATTTTCAGAATCCCATCTGGGAGTTTTCACTCACATACGAATATCTTCTCAATGATCCAAAGCTGCGCGACGACACCGGAGCCACGCCACTTGAACAATTGGTGGGCTTTTATCTGGCGCGCGGTGGGCAATTCGATGACTTTCTGTTAAACGAATCTGATCTGACGCAGCGTTTGGAAGACTCCGTCTACTCGGGCCAGCCTATCGGGATAGGCGACGGCGTTACTACAAGCTTTCAGCTCGTCCGTAATTTTGGCGGCTTTCTTGAAGCCTGCCAGAATCCGGCAAATCAGTCCGCCAAAATCTATGTAAACGGAGTGGTAAAAGCCCAGGGCACTGATTACACAATCTCTCTAGGCTTGGTCACATTTACTACTGCGCCGTCTCCAGGCGCTGCCATTACCGCGGACTTCATCTTTCTGCATCGCGTGCGCTTTGACCTGGGAACGTCTCGCAGCAACTCAGGTTCGTCAGGCGGAACACGCGAAGGTATTGAGTTCTCAAACTTTTACTACAACCTCTATGAATGCAAAGAGGTGCAGTTGATTAGTGTGAGGAAATGAAAACACCGACGAATATTGGCAGCAATAATCTTGTTACTTTTCTGCAAAACACAACCGAATTTCGCATGGCGGACCTCTATACCATCACGCTTAAAGCGGGTACGGTACTGCGCTACACCACCTGGGATACCACGCTTAAAGTTTTGGGTAACACGTTTTTGACCGGCCCGCCAAGCATAGAGCGCACGGCGATTGAAGAGCAGCTTGGCTTGGATGTCTCCACGATTGAGGTAACAGTCACGGCAAGCCCATCCGATCTGATCAGCGGCGTGCCCATTCTGCAGGCGATTGGCATGGGGCTTTTCGATGGCGCTGCTTTCAAAATCGAGCGTCTCTTCATGGATAGCAACAATCAGCAGATCGGCACTGTGATCCGCTTTGCCGGCTTCATTGGTCCTGTGGACGAACTGGCCCGCAGCTACGCAAAAATTACCGTCAATTCTGGGACAGAGCTGCTGTCGATGCAATTGCCGGCAATCATCCTGCAGCCGGGTTGTACAAATACACTGTTTGACGCACGCTGCGGACTGAGCAAAGCGACGTTCGCAGAGTCGAATATTGTGCAGGCTGGAAGCACGGTGAACAAGCTGATTTCGCTTTCAGCCAAAGCAGACGGCTATTACGACAATGGCCAACTTGCTTTCACCTCGGGCGCAAATGCAGGTTTAGTGAAGGCGGTTAAACAGTTCCTGGGACAGCAGTTCACCTTCAACTCTCCGCTGCCTTTTGCTCCGAGTGCCGGAGATGCTTTCACGGCCTATCCCGGATGCGACAAAACGCAAGCTACGTGCACCAACAAATTCAGCAACCTTGTGAATTTTGAAGGTTTTCCCTACGTGCCAGTTCCTGAAACTGCAATCTAAATCTAACAAGAATAATTCTATGAATACAGGCGGCAGAGATGCCGCCTATTTCTTTTTATGACTATGACTCCTGAAAAACGTGCAGAAATAATTCGTGCCGCAAAGGAATGGCTGGGAACGCCATACCATCATCATGCTCGCGTCAAGAAGGCAGGAGCGGATTGTGCCATGTTTCCGCTGGCCGTCTACCAGGAATGTGGCGTTTTGCCTGCCACCTTTCAGCCGCCAGAATATTCAATGCAGTGGCATCTTAATAGAGGAGATGAATTGTACCTGCAGGCCATTACGCCATTTTGCATAGAGAAACAAGGCAATCCGCTTCCTGCGGATTTTGTGATCTTCAAATTTGGACGGACGTTTTCTCATGGCGCCATTGTGGTGGAGTGGCCTCTCATTATTCATAGTTATATTCCGCATGGAGTTTTGCTGGGAGATGCCATACGCGATGGCGAATTGATTGGCAGGGAGATGAAATTTTTTGAGGTCAGAGGCTGATTATGGGATTAGCAGGCGGAAAAAGCGGCGGTAAATCTTCTCTTGCGGCAAAACCGAATATCCTGAGCGCGCTTCAAGTGCAAACCAGTTCTTACGGGCAGGTGATTCCAATTATTTATGGGCAGAACAGGATTGCCGGCCGCTTGATCTGGGCTGGCGATTTCACCTCGATTCCGCATACTTCAACATCGAAAGTCGGCGGTAAAGGCCTGGGTTCCGGCGGCGGCAATGCCGTCACGAATACGACTTATACATATCAAACAGCCGTAGCAATTGCGTTGTGTTCAGGACCAATCCAGAACATCTATAACGTCTGGGATACAAAAGGGAAGCTCACAATGGTTTCCACTTCACAATCGTTCTCAGCGCCCAGCGGCGGCGGTTCTGTGACAGTCACTCCGCCCGGCACAGGAATATTTCATTCACCGATCGGTGTGACACGCGCGGATTCTTTCAGCGTTTCCAACAATGACTTCGGTTCGGACGGCCTGGCAGTGTTGAGCGGTACTCAGCACACTCCTCTCATTCTTGTTACTGGAACGCCAGGAGCCGGCCAATATTCGCAGTCCAGCACGACGTTTACTTTTTCCGCCGCGGATGCAGGAAAGAGCGTGACCATCAACTATGTCTATTCGGTCCCGGACACAAATTCCAATGGTCAGCCGCAACAAAAATTGAATTTAACTTTATTTACCGGCCCGCGTCCGCAAACCCCGTGGACGTATCTGACCTCGTCTCATCCTGGCCAAAATCTCGGCTATAACGGCATTGCCTATGTCGCTTCTTCTGCCATGGACTTGGGTGAAAGTGGGACGCTGCCAAATTTGAGTTTCGAGGTTCTTGGCGTTTTGCCTTTCGGCGGTGCTACGACCGACGCAGAGCCATCCGCGATCATTAATGATCTGATGAATAACCTGTTTTACGGACTGGCCGGTGTGGTGTCGCTTGGCGATCTCACAGCTTACAGAAACTGGTGTGTTGCCAACGGCGTGTTTCTCTCGCCGGTGCTCGATGCGCAAAAGACTGCAGCTGAATGGATTCAGGACATCCTTGACATCACTAATGCCGCGGCGGTTTGGAGCGAAGGCGTTTTAAAGATCATTTCATACGGAGATACAAGCGCAGTGGGCAACGGCGCAACGTTCATCCCAAATACTCAGCCCATTTATGACCTTACGACCATCGACCTGCTGACGGAGGTCCTGATTAAGAGGCCATCAGTGGCGGATGTGATGAACGATATCAGTGTTGAATTTCTTAACCGCGCCAATGACTACAATCCAGATATTGCAGAAGACAAAGACGATGCGATGATCGCCTTATACGGACTGCGGAAAGCAGATCCAATGCAGGCGCACTCCATTACGACGACCACCGTCGCAAAGTTCGTTGCCAACCTGTTGCGAAAACGGTCTGTGGAAATCCGCGCTACTTACACATTTACGCTTGGCTGGCAATTCAATTTGCTTGAGCCCATGGATTTGGTCACGCTGACGGTCCCTGAGCTGGGCTATGACAAGAAGCCCGTGCGCATCACCGCGATGCGCGAAGATGATTCCGGCCAGATTGAAATTGACGCGGAGGATTTTCCCTGGGGCACGGCGGCTCCCACGTTGTATCCGCATCAGGCAGCGGCCGGCGCGGTGGCACAGGCAAACTCGGATCCCGGCTCAGTCTCAGCGCCGATCATCTTTGAAGCCAATGACCGGCTTTCGCTCACAGGGAATTACGAAGTCTGGATCGGCGTATGCGGGCCAACGGTGGCCATCACGGCGGCAACCAACGCAGCTCCAATTCAGATTACGGCGAACAATCATGGCTATAAGACAGGGCAGAAAGTTGTGATTGCCGGAGTGGGTGGAAACACGGCAGCCAATGGAACGTGGGTGGTCACGCTGGTGGACCCGAACAATTTCACGCTGAACAATTCCATCGGCAATGGCGCATATACATCGGGTGGCATCGCCATCAATCAGGATTGGGGCGGCTGCTCGGTGTGGCTCTCGCCGGACAACGTGACGTACGCCAAGATCGGAACCATGTATGGGGCATCTCGTATGGGACCGCTTACGGCGCAGCTCGTTTCGTCCGCAGATCCTGATACCACGCATACGCTCGCTGTGGATATCACCGAATCACTCGGAACGCTGAATGGTGGATCTTCGTCCGATGCGGACAATTTCCGCACGCTCTGTTATGTAGATGGGGAGTTAATCAGCTTTCAATCGGCAACTCTCACCAGCGCGTACCATTACAGCCTTGGCACAAAGCTGCATCGCGGCGTGTTTGGCTCACCAATCGGCACGCACAACATTGGCTCGCCATTTCTGCGGCTGGACAATGCTGTTTTTGTCTGGGAAGCCGATCCCACACTGGTAGGCACCACGGTTTTTTTCAAGTTCACCAGCTTCAATACTTTTGGCTTGATGGAGCAATCGCTGGCCAACGCAACGGCATACAGCTTTGCCTTCAATGGGACATTTGGCAATCTGGGCACACCGCCGGCCAATAATGCCACAGTAGATTCAGTCCTGGCCGGCGGGGTTGCGGAGATCAGGATTTACGGCTCGTCTCCGCCACCGTCTGGAACCCCATACACTGCCTGGAAGTCGGACCAAACCCAGCGCACCATCAATGCACAAATCCTGACTGTGGATAGCAATGGAACAACCATCGCTTTCACCACGAATTACTGGGTGAGCTATGACTTCAACCAATCCACACATGTGGCGTGGATCAACTACAACGATTATGTCCAGGCCATCGGCCGCGGGCAGATGCGCGTGGGCATGGTGACGACAGTCAATAGCGGCGGCACCGGCGGCACGCTTGGCGGGCTGGGCAATTCCGGCCACGGCGGTTCCGGCGCTCCGGGGCGTCCGCTGCCGCAAGGCTTCTAAACAGCCGCTCAAATCAAGTTCCTAAAATCGGAGAAAAATTCATGAAAAAGCTGTTCTCAGTTCTCGCGTTCGTGTGCGTGGTCATTGGGTTGTCAATAAATGCGCAGGCGCAAAATCTTACGACCGTCAGCGCGTCCAACATCACTGACATCAATGGCACGAAGCTGGCTTCAGGCCAGCTTTGTTTTCTTATCACTGACCAGCAGGACAATCCGATTTCGGTTTCCATCGGCGGAGGCGGGCAGGCATTGCGGCGCGGATACTGCTCGCCGGTCAGCGCAGGCGCGGTGACGGGTTTTACGGTCCCGAATCCGTCGGCCACGCAGCCCAGCGGAATCTACTATCGCGTGACGGTGAAAGATTCTTCTTCCGGGCTGGAGGTCCTGCGCTATACACAGGTGAGTTTTACCGGAGCAACATTTAATTTTGATAATTACGCGCCGCAGAACCTGGGCAATGCCGCGCCACTCTCCGGAAATTCGGTTACCGGAAATCTGAGCGTCACCGGGAATGTGGCGGCGACGGGAACAGTAAACGGATCGAATATTCCCGCGGGGCAGATCAATACAGGAGCTGGAACCACGAATGCGATCCCGAAATATACCAACGGCGCGAGCGGAGTGGTTGGGAATTCGGATTTGACAGATGATGGCAATACACTCACGATTGCCGATTCGCTGAACGTGACGGCCAGTACGGGGCTGGGAACAACAGCCGGAACGGGTGGCTTCCAGGTTGTAGGCGGTCTTGGAACTCCTCACGCCAACAGAATTTATTGCGGTGACGGTACCGGCTGGCAATGCGAATGGGCGAAACGTACTGCGTCTACAGATACTGTGGAGGCGTTTCTTACTGACAGTGGAGTTTTTAACATCGCAACTGGCTATCGCGTCAACGGTGGAGCTCCATCAGGAAACGTGCTTCGCGGAAATGGGACTAATTTTGTCGCTTCCACGCTTGCTGCCTCAGATCTTTCAAACGGAACATCGGGCAGCGGCAGCGTCTGTCTTACTACCAGCTGTAGCTTGACGACGCCATCGGTCAGCAGCCCTACGACAACAGGAACAGATAGCGGAACCGAGACACTGACTGGCAAGAGCTTCGGCGGCTCTGGTTCCGCCACACCGAACACTAATTTCAACCGCATTGTAGTTAATCGCGGTACAGCTCTAACTTCTGCTAAATTTGCTTTGAGCGCAGGATGGGGATCAACTGCATCTGTTGGCAGTATCGTGGGTACTGACTCACTTTTTTCTTTTATTGTTACTGCGGGTGGTACAGGTTTGGCTACCAACCCATCGGTAACTATAACTTTTGCCGATGGTACCTGGACGAATCCTCCGATATGTGTTTTTGCCAATGGTCCGACAACAGGCGCAAACCCAACTTGGATTACCTTATCATCCTCGGATATCACCTCAACCACGCTAAAAATCACCGCAAACATAACCCCAATAGCAGCAACTTATGGCGGCTCTGTATTTTGCGGGGGAAGGTAAGAGCGTACAATCCCTTCTGCA